GCTGCATAGTTAATGCTGGCTACAGGATCATCGTAGTTAACACCAGGATGATACTCCGGCATGATTTGTGCAATGCCCCTAGCACCTGCTTTTGAATTGGTTCTACCGTAGATGATATCATCTCGCCAGCTAGATTCAACTTCAAGTAAACCAGTCAAGATTGCAGGATCAATGCCATTCGCCTTTGCAGCCTTCTGTATGGTCGTTCCAAAACCCTTAGGCACCATAGCAGGCTGGAAGCTTCCCATGCTGCTCATAGCCCGTACAGCACGGTTATACGTCGGTAGACGATTCAGCAGTGCTTGCATCTGGGAGGACATAGCAGTAGATGCTACCTCCATTGACTGAGGAGTAATGAGTGGACGCATACCTGCTGCATCACGTTGACGGTTGATAACCTCAAGACCACTGATACCGAGTTTAGATCCCCAGTATTGCGCTTCAATTGGCATCTTCCATCCTGGTTCACCATAACCATCTTCCATTGCAGTTAGTTCTGCAGAATTAAAGATAAGTCCAGGTTTCTTGTTAAGAGAGGATTTACCGCCACCAGTAAAGGCAGCACGAATCTTATTAAGTTTAAGATTGATAGCTGCTGAAGTTTTAGCGTTACCAAGACTGAAATTGGAGAACTCACCCATGCCATTGATAGCATAACGTGGGTCAGCCTTAAACTCAGTCATTACTTCAGTAACAGCTTGGTTAGCTGCTTGAGCAGCAGACATACCACCGCCAACATACTCAGATACCTTACGATTGAATTTAGCTTGAAGCTCACCAATCACAAGAGTAGCCATACCACTGGTAGATCCATCAGGCGATACCTTCACACGGGGATCAGACTTAACGTGGTTTTCAATGGCTTTGAGTTTGTCTTTGAATTGACCAGAAATAGAACGTGCGCCTTCTTGTGCTTTAGCAGCAGTCATCCACTTGGTTTGTAGATCCCAAGGTGCACGAGCAACCATCTCAGTAGTAAGAAGGTTTTGCTCAGCAAGCTTTTCAAAACGATCATTTAGCTCATCCTTAGCCCGAGCATCTACACCGTAGGTAGACTCAAGGGTTTTAAGATAAGAACTTTCTTTACCGTATTTACTGAAGTACTGTTGTTGAGCACCTTTGATGTTTGCTTCAGTTGCTTCATCTGGGTTATCCCGAAAATAAGCTTCTAGCTGGTCCTCACCTTGCTGAGCTGCCATCTCACGGTCAGCTTCGTCAGCAGCGTAGTTAGCACGTGCATTAGCGGCGCGTTCTTTATCAAAGGTAAGAAATTGAGTACTCCAACGTTCCCCAACTGTTTTACCAGACTCAGGATCTACTTGACCTTTAATCTGGCTATATAACTCTTCAGGAAGTTGACCTGCTTTATCGAGGTTACCCATATGTTTCCAGGCTTCAGCCCAGGCTCCCCGCATCCCCAAATGGTTACCACGAGCGTCAACAGTAGCTGACATACTTCTTACCCATGAGAGCAAATCACCATCAGTAAGCAGTTCAGCATCAGCTAATTCTCTGGCTTTAAAGGATTCATTCTGAGCAAACTCAAAACGAGCATCACCAATTACTTCTGTTCTAGCTTTCCGCATAGACGGAAATGCGTGTTCGTTCAGAAGAGTGGTGTTGACTCCCATCAACCCATACTGCTTATAAAACTCTTTATTTAAAGCACGGATAGCCTGGGCAGTTTTAATAGGATCTCCTTTAGCTTCTTTCGGAGTAAAAGCAGGACCATCCTTGGGACGAATCTCAAGAGTGGTATTGTTTTGAAGTTGATCTTCTAGCCACGGCTTGTAAGCATCCCCTGCTTGTTTAGCCATAGCACGAGTAAAGCCAATCTTCTCATAATGACCAAGCTGTTTGTACAGGTTAGCAACTTCAAAGGGTTCACCTTTAGAAAGTGAATCATTGGCAGCCGTTTGCATAGCTGCATCACCAAGCTTGGCTCGGTTCAGGCTTTCAGTGTATTCCTGCCACTCTTCAAAAGTAGCGCCAGCTTCTAGGGCTTTGTTCATGCCCCGTTCAATGCCAGCTTCAGCATACATCTTAACGCCCGCTTGAACGACCTTGCCCAGTGACTCTGAAAATTGAATAAGCTTAGAGCCTTCTTCCAAATTCAGTCTATCAGCCAGATCTTGAAGGCGTGAGCCTTGTTCAAGAGCATCACCTTCAGCTTTGATGTTAGCCTGTTCAACTTGTTTGTTACGCTCAAGTTGTTGAGTTTGATCCGCCAGTTGGAGTGGATTAAAACCTTGGCGTTCTATCGGGCTTTGATAGCCCTGTTGTAGTTGCAGTTCTTTAGATAGTGCCATTGACTTGTATTAAGAGAATGCTGTTCCTGCTTGAATACCTTGAGCAGCACCAGTCATTACTGCATTCATAATTGTTAATCCAGCATTAGGTTGGAATGGACGATCAGGCAATTGTGCAGCAGTAAACTGTTGTAGCTCAGGAAGAATACCAAGATCTCCATAAGCATTAAAGATCGCTTGAGTAGCTTGTCTACCAAGAGCTTGACGACTCCTACCAGCTTGACTTACTACACCTGTAAGACGTTCTGCTTCCATAGCAGCGTTACGTCCAAACGTTCCTAAAGTTCCAAGAACATCAGCACGTTCACGAGACCGGCTAGTACCTTCAAAAGCTGCACGGTTAAAACCAACAGCTTGAGACAAAGCAGTTAACTGTCCTTGACGAGAATAAGCTGACTGAGCAAATGCTTGCCCAAGTTCACGTTGCAGATCTTCACCAGCACGTGCAAAGTCTTCTTGAATAAAGCCAAGGTTTTGAGAAAACCGTCCAGTTTGATAACCATAAATGTCAGCAGTCCGCTTGTTAGAAGCAGCAATAAGCCGAGCATTCAGTTGGTTTTCTCGAATAGTCCTAGCTTTTTCTTGTTCGTATTGTTGTCTACGTTGAGCACTTTCTTGACTGGCACCAAACAAGGATTGACCAATACTCAGTGCTGCCATTATACTGGCACTTATCGGTTCAACAGCCATAATTTACCTTAGCAAATTCCACATAATAGATGTTCTTTGTGTCGCACAGTACGACGTTAATTACCTTGAAACCAATTAGCCTCAAGAACTTTCTTAGATTATTGTTCTGAATATCTACTCGGTTCCAGAGCATTGGTCCCAAGGTCTTTACAAACCCTCTTGCCCATTTGATAAATGATGTGGGGTGTTTACGAACTTCATATGTCATGTTCATCCATACACACCCATCATCATAAACACCAAATAACGCAGCAGGTTTGTTGTCAGGACTAATTAAAAGAAAGGTTTTACTATCCAAAGTATCTAATGCCATACATAGGACTGGATTCATACCAGCCCTATTAAAGTCTTCGATACCTTCCTTTAATAAATCTTTTGCTATTAAAGGTACATCTTCTAAGGTTGCAGGTCTGACACTGAACCCTGGGGTGGAATTAGTCAAGGTTAACCTCCTCGATAGAAACGGCTGCTATATTTACCTTCCCACGTAATATCCAAAAGGCTTACTGGGAATGGAGTATCCCCAACAATTCTAATAGAAGTGTTCTTGTTACGTTGGTAGATAGGAACAACATGAACAGAACCAGAAGAAAGGTTAACGTTATTCAGTACATAAGTGTTAGGTAGCGTAGTCGAAACTACATTCTCCCAAGTGGGAATACCTGTTAAATCAATTTCATAAGTCACAGGACCGCTAAGACCTGTAGCTACGTTAATACGATGTAGGACAAGATCAGCGGTTTGATCACTGCTGACATAACTTCCTTCATTCTTAGTGATGTAGAACGTTGGAAGTTCTAGAGACATTTCGTATTGGTATCCAATAATAAGATCCCGTCCACGATAGTCACCAGCAATATCTGCATAGTAAGCACCCGTTGTACCTGCAACAGTTGGTTCCAAAACAGCACCAACGGATTGACTAGAGGTAACATTACTACCACCAATGTAACCGCCTAAAGCTACAACAACCAGTGTTTTACCAGTTACTGTGTTATATGGTAGAAACACACGAGTAGTATCAGTACCAGAGTTGTAGGTGCGGTACGGGTTGATAGTCCAATAGTCCAAAAACACATCAGTCTTCTCTCCAGTAGGAAGAGTTAAGAACCCTTCATCACTAGATTGACGAAGATTAAAGGCTTGTACTTCAACATTACTACCATTAGCTACAATGGCATAATAGGTGCTTTGATCGAAGAACTGATCGAGCAGTGTACCTGTTAGATTCCATTTGTACCAAGACTGTTAACGCTTCTCAGACAGTTGAAGGAAACGGTACTGGTAAATAGTACTACTACCAACTGTACCCAAAGATATAATGGATGCAGCAGCAGAAGAAATAAAGTTATCAATCGTGCTTGGAATCAACTCAGGAATGTTATACGTCAACTCTTCAGCCAAAGGTGGGCTATCGTTGCGTATGTCAATCAGATTGAAGACTTTAGTGTAAAGCGGAGTCTTAGCAATGAAGTTAGTTGAGATGCCGGTAGACACAGCTTCAAGGTCTGGATCAGACTCATATGATGACATTGTATTGATCTTAGCAGTCTTAGGGCTAAGAATGTCAGAGTCAGTACTAAGCAGGAATTGCTCAGTATCACCAAACAGAATTAGACCAACAGCAGTAGGTCGTACATAATGCAAAGTAACAGGCTTAGCAGTCGATGCTGAAATATCAATCGGATCATCGTCTGTAGCTGTCAAAGCTGTGGTGTTAAAGAAGTTGAACAGGTCACCTGCTCTACTCATAGTAACAGTTTCGTTAGACAAGAAACCAAGTCTATTCCGATAAAGGAACATATGCCTGATTTGAGAGCCAACAAAACTAGGATTAGGATTGGTGTTGAGATCACCAATAACCCGATCATCCCACGTTACAGGTTCGTAAGTAAATGATCCATCTGCTTGCCGTACTAGTTGGTGAGGCATAGTCAAAGGATCAAACTTATAGGTAAGGCCAGGACCAACAGTTTCTTCCCAAGTACCAACACCATAGGTTGCACCTGAAGAGGCGTTAAACTGCAGCCACATGTCGTCAATCTCTACATCACCAGAGTTGACAACCTTTACTACATAACCATCTTTTGCTTGATTAGGAAGAACTGAAACTGTAGAGACAGTATCCTGGAATGCATACATAGCGTCCTGAGAAGGACCGCCTACTGCTTCAATTGTAAAAGCAGCAGTACAGCTAATGTAGATACCAGCACCAACACGGACAGCGGTGTAAGTCTTACCACCAAAGGTTTGGTTGTGAATATCTCCAACAAGGTCAGTAAGAATCTGATCTACATCACCACCAGAACCAGCATTGTAACTACCACGAACAGTACCATCAAGTTTGATTTGGTAATGACCAGTACCTACAATAGACAGAACAACAAAAGCTTGATGAGGCAGTGCAGCTGTAGTAGTTGCATCCATGGCTACCGTCTTACCTTTGTTTAAGATAAACGTGTAGTCATTAAGAGTCAGTACTTCAATATCTTCAGGATCTGCATCCTTAAGATAAGCGTTTGCCGGAACAGTAGTGATAGCACAGTCACCTACCTCAGTGTTGTACAACCCAAGTTTAGTAGCTTCATCAGTTACTGCGTTGTTATAGTTGGTCTGTGCTGTATTCATAGCAGCAAGTGCTGTTGATAGCTGACCAGCTGTATGAGTAGCTGCTACTTCATGGATCGCTGTAAAGACCCTGTAACCCTCTGCAGCAAGTTTTGGATGCTCGTCGGTACGTTCAGTCCCAAGAGTATATCCAGCTGGCAAGGAGACGCTTGTAGACACCACTGTGTCAGCGTTCTTTACCGTATAGACACCAGCAGCATTCTTGAGGATACCAGAAGTCAGATATTGATCAATTTGACCATAGGGGTAGTTATAGTTAACCGTGAACAGTTGTTCCGTTGTTGCATTCTGACCAGCTAATACTTCCGCGTACGTTGCCTGAGCTGCATTAAGTTCAGTGAGTTTAGTTTTAGTAAAAGCTACAGCAGTGTTGTAGTTAGCCAGTGTAGTTTTTACATCAGCAATAACACACGTACCAGGAACACCTGTATTGTTACCCATGTTAACAGCACGTGGGGAACCGTCTACAAGACTCCAAATACGGAAGATGTTGTTAGCATACTGAGCAATATACTTCTCATCTTGATCCCTAAGAATCGAAAACCAACGACCAGTGGTAGTAGCGTTTGTCAACGACTCAATGTATTCACCACCAGGACGCTTCAACATACCCAACGCAAAGTCAGGCAGTGTATTCACAGCATCTCGGACTTGACCGGGAAACTTCCTGCTATCAGGTTGTTGAGAGATACCAAGAAATAGGTTTGGGATTCTCTGGGAAATTGTACTCATCGCATCAATGCTTGATAGGGTTGATAGCTTGTGTAGTAGTTGTGACCATCCTTAAATCCAAACATGGAATAATCACCTTGATTACATTCGTATTCCAAAGCAGCTGCTCTGGTGTACACTTCCTGTTCAGCAAGGAGTTTATTGATTTCTTGGTCACCAATCAATTTGGTAGCACACATGCGAGCAGCACGTGCAACGATGTACGCCTGCACAGGAGGTGGTACATCAGTAAAGTCAAAGTACCACGTCAGATCAACGTGAATAGTTTCAGTAAATGTATAAGTGTGGTGAAGTCTGTCATACAACTTTCCATCACGACGTACCAGATCGTAATCATTCTTGTGATGCTCTACATTGGCATCCATTTGAAGAACGTTGTACGGATAAAGAATTTGATTAGTAGTAGAATCAGGAATCATTTCATAGTCACGTTCAGTGTTGAAGATCCAACCTTCAGCTTGAACTTGACGATTGATTTCCCGAAGTGTATTCAATACAATAGATACTTCAGGATTCTGAAGATCTAGTGTGGTGACAGGAGCCTGTCCCACTGAGCTAAGTATTTGATTTACAGCATCCAGTTCGGTGGACACAGCATAAGTAGGAAAGGGCATCTCTTATCACAAAAGAATAAAAAAAAAGGGGACCCCGAAGGATCCCCCGTATTGATTACAAGAATCAGAAAGCAGAAGGCGCAGTGCCACCCACGTACAGCTCAACAGCAGCAGCGGGGTTCAGGTAATCAGCACCCATGGCCAGACGGCCAAGGATCACGTCACCCTGGTAGATCACAGACACGTCGCCGCTGGTCACTTGGACCTGGGGACCGATGGCTTC